CCCGAAGTCGATGCCACCGGAATTGCCTGCGCTCTTCTTCGCTTCCCACACAGAGCGGCTGGCGTTGATCGTGTAGGCCGAGCCGAAGATAGTGCCTTGTCTGTTGGCGTGGCTGACGATCAGCGTAGTCTTGCCCAACAGTCGGATGGCCCGGAAGAATGACAGCACCGTCTCTGCGCTCTCCATCTCCCCGCTCACCGCAAGGCCCATTGAGTCGATGATCACCACGTCTATGTCCCGGCGGTGCATGATGTCCCGCACCCGATCCACATCGTCCACCAGAGGCAGGCCCATGTAGCGATAGACTATCCCGCTGGGAGCGTCGATGCCCAGACCCTTGTGTATTTTCTGGGTGCGGTTGGCCACCTCGTACTGGTCTGTCTCCCAATCCAGGTACAGCACGTTCCCTGGCTCGACCACCAGCCCGTGGTCTGTGCTGGCATGGCCTGTCTGTATCAACACCGAGAGCCACAACGCGAACATGCTCTTGCCTGTTCCCCCGTCAGCCCAGATCAAGTTCGGAGCGGCGTTCCCTTCGATGAGAATGTTATCGACTCGCCAGTTCACTGAGTCGTTGACAGGCACATCCGAGATGACCAGCTCCGACACCCCTCTCCGGTGTGTGTCGATCACTATCCCCGACAGGTCTTCGACCACCTGATCCCAGGCTATCCCGTAGTCGGCGCCGTCCCGACGCTTGTTCAACTTGCGAACGAGCGCGTCCATGCCTGATGTCGAGTCCAGCACCGGATTGCTCCGATGCACCGGGTAGCCCTGGTGTGATATGGCCACCTGTGCTTTGAACTGAGCGGGGCGATCCTTGATGTGCCTAACCATAGCTGTCAGTCCAAGGTCTGACCATTCAACTTTATACCCTGATCCTTCCGGTGTTATCTCGACCAATTGTATCCACCTTCCTTCGGTTGCTTGGGCTTCGGCGCTTCGGGTTCCGCCTGTCGGCGCGGCTTGAACCGCGTCTTCCTGTCTTCCATAAGTTCCTCTACCAGATCGCCTATCCGATAGAGCGCGTCGGTCAGGCCCATCTCAACGGCCACCCTGCCACCCTCGTTCCCCCTCTTGGCGAACTCCATGCGGCACCACCCGCTGTTCGGCGCCACCATGAAATCGTGATCGTCGCACCAGTCAGGATTGCATGGCATTATATCCACTCCTTTTCGATCTTGCCTTTCAGGCCATCGTGAAGGCTGTGGCAGTCATGGAATACCTGCCACCATTTTGCCCTGTCAACACTAGCGATCTGCACACGATCAGTGAACACCTTCGGTGCCGTGCGGATTTTCTTGCCATCGCCATCGAGAGGGTAGTTATTGTCAAACCGCACGATCATCCCCCCAACAGGGGTTCCCAGCTTGACCCACCCAGACCCCAGAAGCATCGAATCCAAAGCATGACAGTACGCCGCAACCTGCATCAGGGCGGAATCATATATTCCGCTAGACGTTTTCCAGTCCACAATTATAAATCGTTCGGCTACCGGATCGCGGAACAGCGCATCAACTGTGCCAGCATAGCCATATGTGAACACTGCAACCTCGGAGTCTATGTACTCCCAATCGGCATGGGCCTGTCGCCAGCGCAGGAATCCTCGGACGGCTGGCTCAAGTTGGTCTGGCACCGCAACTTCCTGATTGCCCTGAAGCAACCCATTGATGATGTCGTGCATCTGGGTGCCTAACTCCGCGCTTGCGCTGGCCTCGTTATTCGCCGCCGAGAGGATGGCGCCGATGGCCGTGCCTGACAGGCGCTTGTCTCTGGCCTCCTCCAGCCCACGCTTGATCCATTGTTCGCGCCAGATTTCCAGGCCCATGTTCCTGACGGTCTGGCCCACCACCGTTGTCACAGACGGGACGCTGGGGCTACCGGGAACGGAGGGCAGTTCATACTTGCGTCCACCCCTTGCTGTGGTCACCTGGATTATCGGGCCACCGATACCCAGCGCTGTTTTCATCTCCACTCGTTTGTCACTCATGTTAGGTGTACACCTACCTTTCAGTTTGCTTTGCGTTATTCTTTAGCTACCCAAAAATTCCTTGACTTTCGTATTCGGCCTCGGCCTGATCGGGAAGGGTCTGATCGTAGTCGGCAATGACATCATCCTGTAGCCACTTGATCGACTCGCGTAGTTGCACTGCGAATCCTGCGAGGTGGCTCGTCCGGTCAATAAGTTCATCGGCCATGGTTGCAAGCTTGTCTGCCCAATCACCGTATTGTTTGAGCCTTGCCTGTTCCTCGACAATCATCTGTTGCATACCCTGGGCCTTCTCCGTGTACGCGGCCAGAAGTTTCTCCGACAGCTCATAGGTCGATACACCCGGCGAGAGGTTGGCCCCATTGCCAGCCTGTCTGGCAGTGCGGTTGGCCTTGCGGCAGTCGGGACAACGCCTTGGCAAATCCAATTCAGGATGTCCCACGAACCAATCGTATTCGCCCTGCGCCATGACGTACTCGGCTGTGCAGTCGATGCAGATTCGTTCGCGAGGATTGTTTGGCGGAGCCTCGGCCTCGACGCCACGACCAGTCAATCGTTCCAGCAACTCTTCGATGGCGGGATAGTCCCGTTCATCGGGCGGCGTTGCGATGCCGTATTTGTGGACGATGCGACCAATGCCGGTGTCACTGCGGTGTGTATGGGTGGCGATCTCGGATATACGCCAGCCGTGAGAAGCCAGCCGTAGTATTGTTAGGGTCTCCTCTACGCCAAAGTGTGGCCGGGTTACTTTCATATTCTTGGTATTCATTTCAGTCTCCTGAGTGTTCGGGTTTCTTATTTTTCCTAAAAAGTGTTTCACGTTATGCATCACGTCCACCCGCGCCAGTCGCCATTGGCCGAGGAGTACAGGATGATGCGGTGCCTCTTGGGACACTTGTATGTTTGCTCGTTCTTATTCTTTTTGTACCCACTGCCAGCCACGAACTTCATGTCCTTGTGGTCATATGGACAGGTTGGCACCACAGCCACGCCGAACTTCGACTTGTCTCTCTTCACCCGGACAGGCACCGTCATGCCATGTAATTTATCAGCGAGTCCTATGTATCGAAGTGTCGTTGCCAGCGTATTCTGCACACGTTGCCGTTTCGGCAACATATGCTCGTAATTTTCAAACCCACACACCACACATCCAGGCCATTCTGTCTTGTAACTTTGGATCAGATGCGCTCCGCATCGGGGGCAGTTAATTTCCATTTTTCCTTTTCTCCATATACCAGAAGACCACCCCCCCCTTCGGGGGGGTGGCCTGTATCCTGGGAGATTAGAATTCTGTCTGGATAAAATTCTCGTCAACTGGGGGTTGCGCCGAGGGCTGGTAGGTTCCTTGAAGGATGGCCTCGTATTTGTTGGTCTTCTCATTGATCTCATCGTAGGACTTGCCGTCCTTGTCCTGAACATCCTTGAAGGCCACCTCTCGCTTGATACATCCCGTGCATTTTGCTAGCAGGGAGAACCCATGCTGGCATGATGTCTCCTGGGCTGGAGCCTGTGGCGGGGGAGCCTGCTGGACTGGCGGCTGTTGAGGCATGGCTTGAGGCTGGGCCTGTTGAGGCATGGCCTGCACCGGAGCCTGAGCCTGGGGTGGGGGAGCCTGGGGCGCGGCCTGCCCGTGGTTCGTGGCCGACTTGATCGTGTAAGATTCCGAGCCGTTATTGCCTGTCCAGATTGTGTAGCCCAGTGACCACTGGGCCTGCGGCTGGGACTGCATCACCCGACTCACATCTGGGAATGCAGTGAACCACTGGCTGGTGCCATCGGGAGCCGTGATCTGGAACCGAGTGCGTTGCGCCTGCCCCGCCTTGACGGCGGGTTCCTCGGACTGGGTTATCGTGCCTACATATTGGTATAGCTGTTCAGTTGCCATCGCTGTCATCCTCCAAGATCAGTTCAACTACTTCGCCTAGATCGATATAAGTTTGATTGTCCTCGGCCCCGTAACCCATGTTCCTCAGATCATCGAGCGTGAAGAACATGTCGCGCCCGATGACTATGCCTGGGCGTTTGCCTTCGACCAGCGTGTCCCGGCGGGTGCGTCGGAGGTTCTCCGAATGGATGCCCCTCACCGGCACCCCCCACCTGTTCTTATTGATGAGGGAGGAACTTTCGGAAAGAGAATAATAACTCTGTTCCCGATCTCCGCACCTAACTTTGAGCATCTCTGCCCCCTTTCATTTCTGATTCTTGTGGGTAAAAAGAGGGGGCCACAATGCCAAAATTTGGCAAAGCTATTATTGGCCCCCCCTAAGCAGTTTATAACGTCTTGCCCAGGACACCAACGGAAGGTGAGCAGTTTAACGTCGTGCCCAGGACGTAACAACAATGCGCCTACGTTGTGCGCCAACACAGTATAGCTGACCCACCCCTTCAGGTCAAGACTACTGACCCGCTAGACTCGCGCCTATGTTGTGCCTAGCGGACGGCCACTGCTGGCGACCATCATCTTCTGGGCGGAATGCTTCCCGGCGCATGACAGATCACAGAAGTCCAGGCCACTCACTTTCCCGCCAGCCCCGTGCCTACGCACGGTGGCCTGTCGGCCATAGACCACCCGCACGGCTCCGCACCACCCGCATGAGAACTCATAGGCATGGCTCTCCACCCAGCATGGTCGGCACATCCCGGTGCGAGACTTGCGAGAGATGCGGACATGGCAGATAGCGCACTGCTTGCGCTCGGTGTATCGAGGCAGGTAGAGCCGTTGGGTGTGGTAGGACACCAACTGTTTCGAGATGCCCAGGGTGGATGCGATCAAGGCATTCGACAATGTCGGATCGAACTCGATCAGTCTTCGGATGGATTGTCTGGTATTGCGCTTAGGTCTCCTCATTTTTCCCCCTTCTAAGGTATTTTAAACCACAAGAGAGCCACGCAATGTGGCTCTCTGGTACTTACCTACTGCTAGGTACTGCTGTTCGGCTGTGAGGTAGGTGTACACCTAAGTATTCAACGTGACATCAACGTGACATGTCCGAGTTGGGCATTGGTAATGTTATAGCGCAGATGGCGGGTTGAGTCCGGTCAAGCGCCTTCACATCGAAGCGCCGTATCGGTGACCCAAGGTGACGCGCCATGGCGTAGCTAGCCTCATCGTCGCCATCGTAAATCGCACATGTATCGCATCGTTCCACGAAGTGCCAGTTGCCGGGAGCCTGTTCACCCGCCGTCGCAACTGGACACAGCACACCTGGAAGTGGTGGGCCAGAGCGTGGAGTGCATAGGCTCTGAAGTTCAGGCTGGTCGGCACACACATCGCATTTATCCATGGTCATAATCTCATCTCCATTTCGGGTGGGCATTGGTAATGTCCTAGTTTTTTTGGGGCTGGTGTGATATGGCAATGGCATCCTGGCAGATGGCAAACTTTCCGGTGGCAATGGCATCCTGGGAATGGGCAACTCTTCATCTCGACTCCTTTTTTTGGGTTTCAAACCCCAGCGTCTCGATGATGTCGTCGGGTAGCTGGCGGTGGTACTTGCGGATCATGCGCTTGCCAGCGGACGCTTGCCTGGGGGTGAGGCTGGTCATCTCGGCCAGCGAGTGGCCGAAGCCTGTGTCCACGCCATTGAACCCCACGCCGTTGCGATCCCTGGCAAAGTCCTCGTCCAGCCCAGCAAGGATGCGGATCGCATCGTGCACGGCCTGGGTCTCCGAGGCGTCGAGGGTGGGCAAGGGCTTGCGCTCGGTGGTGACCGGCGGGGGCGTGGCCTCGACCTGAAGCGGGGTGGCATCGGGGATGTCATCGTCCAAGGCTCCATCGATCACAGCCTGCTTTGAGACCAGGGTGTGGGCCATGGTGGCATCGATGGAGCCGTCGATCACGACGTGCTGGATCAGGACGCTGTCGGTCTGGCCGATGCGGTGCACTCGATCCTCGGCCTGTGACATATTTCCCGGCACCCAATCCAACTCGGCGAACACGACCAGGGATGCGGCGGTGAGGGTGAGGCCCACACCAGCGGCCTGTATCGAGCCGACAAAGACTTGACGGTCATCGTCGGGGTCTTGGAACCGATCAACGGCATGTTGGCGGTTGGCCTGATTGTCTCGGCCATCGAGGGAGACCACGCCGTACTCGTTGAGCCTGCCAACCAGCAGGTCGATCACGTCGTGGTGGTGGGCCATGACGATCAGCTTGTCCACCGATTCCAGCAACACCTCGACATGGTCGGCCACGGCGGGAGCCTTGGCCAGCGCGGACTCATGGCGCACCATCGACATCTCGTTGAACGCGATGGTGTTCCTGGCCGAGAGGTTCCTCACGGCCTCATCGTATGCGACCTTGTCATCGACGGCCTCGGCAAGGTCACGCGCCAGTTCCAAGGCTTCGATGTCGGCGTCGATCCTCGACTGGGCCTTGGCCTCGGCCTTCAGGACAGCGGAGTATGCCTTGGCCGATAGGGGAACGATCTGGCGCCGCTTGGCCGGGAGTTCGGTGAGCACATCAGCCTTGAGCCTACGCACCATGAGAGTCGAGCGAAGCTTGCGCTGGAGATCGCCAAGGTTGCTGGCCCCGGTGAAGTCCCAACCCCACCTGCTCTTGAAGGCGTTGCAGT